GTTAAGGTCTGGTAACAAAGTTATTCAAGATAGAGGAATGAATAGGTTAGCTTCTCAAGTTACAACAACATATTTATTTTCAAAAGGCTTAACAGATTTTAGTAAGTTAGCTTTTGGAATTTCAGATAAAGATGAAAAAGCTGTTAGAGATTTAAATCTTGCTCCATGGTCAAAGAATAGTGCTTTATTATTTAGTAGAGATAACAAAGGAAACATACAGTATATAGATTTAACGTACACAGACCCTTCTGCTCCCGTTACAGATAACTTTAGAAACATTTTAAACTTAGTAACTGACCCAACAGAGAGTATGGAAACTGTAGATAGAAATATTATTGGGCAAACTATTGAAGGTTTAGAATTTTTCTTAAGACCATTTGTTGATGAAGCATTATTGACAGAAGCTGTAACAGATATTCTTGTTAGAGGTGGTAAGACTAAAGAAGGATTTGATATAAAAATTATTAATCCTATTACTAAAGAACCTTTAGTTTGGGAAGAAAGAGTAGATAATAATAATCTTGCAGAAGTAGCTAATAATATGGATGTTGCTTTAGGACATATTTTAGAAAAAGTATTACCTAGAGAAGCAACAGACATTGCAAGTTTAACACGTGGTAAAAAAGCTATTAGAATTGAAGAGGGTAAAACATCTTTACAAAAAGAATTGTTAGGTAAACTAACTGGTCAAAGGCTAGTTACTATCAATCCAGATAAAATTAAAAATGATTTTTCTTTTAAGTTAAGAGATTTAAATAGAGCTAGAAAAGTATATCAAGATAATGTAAATAGTTCTATAACTAAGAACATGAAAGCCGAAAGTGTTTTAAGTAGGTACGAGGAAGAAAATAATAAAAATTATAGAGAGTTTGTTAAAAGTAAAAGAATGTTAGATGCTGTTAAACATTTTGATATTGACCCTTATGATATAGAATCTTTAGTAAAAGAAAACTTAAACAACTATACTAAAGATGAGAAGAGTACTTTTTTATATTCTAGCAACGAATACATACCTTTAAAAATTAGTGACCAGAAATTAGAACAAGCTTATAAAGATTTAAATTTTGAAAACATTAACTTCAGGGAGTTTTATGACGCTTATACAGTTAAGTATTTAGAATATAGTCAACTACCTTTACTAGAAGAAGAGAAACAAAAAGAAAAAGAGTTAAAAAGAAAAGGATTTTTTCTAGGTGGATTAGCTGATGAATATCAATACTATAGTCAACTATCTGAAGAGGTAGAAAAGTTACCAGAAAAGACTACAGAATTTATTGAAGAAAGAGAAAAAAGAAGAGCAGAAGCTCATAGACAAATAGCAGAAGCTACTAAAGAGGGAGATGTTAAAAAAGGTTTTGAAGCTTTTGAAACTTTACCAGTTGGAGAACAGTTGGCAGGTTATATGAATCCTGTTACTAATGTGCCTTTATCTGCTGCAGGAGCTGGAGTATATGCAGAAAAAGCACAACCAAGTTTTAAATCTACTAAAGAATTTGTATTAGATTTTATAAACCCTACAAAAAATATACTACAGAAAATGCCTGTTAAAGTAGAAGACCCTTTATCTGCTGGTATAGCAGTTGCAGAAGCTACAGGATTAATACCTGCTGCTGGTGTTGTTGGTAAAGGAGCAAGTAGATTTTTAAGAAATGTACAAGCTAGAAGAGGCGATGATACTATGGGAGGTGGTGGAGGCGGTAGCTTTGTAGCTGATTCTGTTCCGGTAGATATGGCTGGTTATAAATCTAGTATAGAAGTGTTTGCTGAAAAAAATGTAAATAATTATAAAAGTGGTCAAGCTTTTCTAGATGCTTTAAAAAGCTCTAAAAGACAACAAGATAAATTTAAAAAAGAAGAATTAGAGTTTATAGATTTAGACAATATACAAGTTACTAAAAATACTACACCTGAAGAAGTTTTAAACTACGTTAGAGAAAATCGACCAAAGCTTTATAGAGTTGTTAGAAGTGAAGATAATCCTACTATTAGGACTAGTGATGTAGATATGAATACTTCTGTAGAAGATATATTAGCAATTGATAGACCTATGACTTCTGAATTAGAAAATGACTATGTAAATATAGATTTAGACTATTTTAAAAGTCTTAGAGATGAAGGAGCAGAACGTTATAAAGATTTGTCTGATGAACAACTTGAAGACTTAGCTTATGATATGGTAGAAAAGTATAATCTAGAATATTTAACTGGAGAAATTGATGGTGTTCCTATGTCTTTATACGGTGGTCAAAGAGGGTATCAAGCTACTGTAGGAATAGGAGATAATAAAATATTTCTTACAGATGATTTTGTAAATAGAGATGAAGCTTTGATTCAATTAAATGATTATGCTAGAAATCAAGGTTTATTAGAACCGGTTTCTAATATAAACCCAGATGTTCCTTTAAAAACTCAAGTACCTGAAAGTGTTTTAAGGGGTGAAGATACTTTGCCTACAACTCACGGTAGTCAATATGAAGAGTACAGACTTTTTATGGGAGGAGCTGCTAATTATAGAGAAATTACAATTCATTTAGACAACCCTAAAACTCCTACAGTTTTTACAGATAATCATTTTGAAGGAGCTGACCAAATTTTACACTATAGAATTTCTGATAGAGTAGATACTGAAGGTAACAAAGTTTTATTTGTAGAAGAAATACAATCAGATTTACATCAAGCTGCTAGAAAAAGAAAATATATTTCAGAAAACGGAAGTGTTCCAGACTATCCTTATAAAGGTTTAGGATTTGTTGATGTTGCCATGAAAGATGTTATGCAACTAGCAGCTAAAGAAGGATATGATAAAGTTGCATTTACTGACGCAGCTACTCAAATAAATAGAAACAAAAAATTTTTAAACTATGTTGATAGTATACAAATTAGTAAAGTTCCAACAGTAAAAGAAATATTACAGAGTGATGAATTTACAGATAAACTTAATCAAAATTTAAATAAAAGATATGATGATTTTAAAAAATTTGGAGACCCTGCTATTCTTAAAGGAGAAGGTTTGAAAGGCGGTGGAGAAGCTTATGAAAAATCTAAAAAATCTATAGACGATTATAAAAAACTTAGAATAGGAATTTCTAAAGACGGTGAATTTTCAAGTATAAGTATAGAAGACGAAGTAAAAGATTTAACATTAGAACAGTTAAAAAGAAGATATCAAGTAGATAGAGCTAAATGGATTGTAAAAGATTTTGGCTTAACTAAAGTAGTAAATACTCAAAAAGATACAGGAAAAGCTTTAATGTATGAGTCCAAAGATTATTTAAAAAATTTAACAATGGATAAAGATGGTATTGGAATGGGTGAAACTTTTAATACTAGAGCATTACAAACTGATGAAGAGTTATTAGCAGAACTTCCAGAATCAATAAGAGAATCTGTTAAACAAGATATTAAAACTAAAAAAGATATTACAGTTGATGTAGGTAACTTAGAAGGTAGCGGTAAAAAGTTTTTAGATTTGTATTCAGATAAAGTAAGTTCTACAGCTAAAAAATTAGGTAAAGAATATAATATAAAACCTAAGTTTGCTTCTGTTCTTTATAGTAAAAATGAAAAACTTACTCCAGAACAAATGTTAGAAATGTATAAAGATAGGAAAGAAGCTAAAAACTATGGTGAATACATAGAAAAATATGGTGAAGAAAACAGTATTCCAGAAGAATTAAAAGTTATATCATTAGACGTAACACCGGATATGAAAGAACCTATGGCATTATTTTCTAAAGGAGGACTAGTAGAGGGTAAAGACGATGTACCATTTACAAAAGAAAATCCAGCTAATAGAGTTGACCCCTTTACAGGACAACCTTACTCATCACAAATGGAGGAATTAGGATTAAATGTTTTTCAAGAAAAATAATAAATTAGATATAGAACTTTGCAAAGCTGAAATAAAGAGACACGAAGGTGAAGTGTTAGAAATTTATATGGATAGTCTAGGCTATAAAACTTTAGGAGTTGGACACCTTTGCCAACCTAACGACCCGGAATATGATTGGGAAGTTGGTACACCTGTTACCCAAGAAGTTGTAGACATGTACTATGAGGATGACTTTGAAAAGCACTATAAGGAAACCATACATGTCTTTGGAAGCGAGGA